AAATACACAAGCCGCCTGACAGCCGATTTGAAAGTGCTGCGGTTGGATTTCGTCAACTTCTTCGACGATGCTCCGGGTAACTTTGATGCTCGTCTTGGCGACTTCGATGGCGACCCGTCTGCCTTTGATGACATCAACGTGCAACTGTTTGTCTCAACAACTAACGATGACCCGTCTGGCTCTCCAAGCTGGTCAGATTACAAAGAATTTGTGGTGGGCGATTACACCGCCCGTGCCTATCGCTTCAAGGCAGAACTGTCATCAAATGATGTAACGTCCAGCCCTGCTGTCGAAGAACTGTCAGTCACGATTGACATGCCAGACAGTGTGCGTGCTGATGAAGACATTGCTAGTGGCACAAGCGCAAAGGTGGTAACATTCTCACCAGCGTTTCAATCATTGCAAGGAGTGGCAATCGCGGCGCAAGATATGGCAACTGGCGATTATTATGCTATAAGTAGTAAGAGCCGCACAGGTTTCACGGTGAACTTTTATAACGCTTTGGGCGTTAATGTGGACAGAACATTTGATTATGTAGCGAAGGGCTACGGCGAGGTAAGGACTTAAAAATGAGCCAACATGATTTTGAAATTGCCAATCAGGGTTTTCCGAGTTTTCGGTCAGACCTTAATTCAGCACTGCAAGCGTTGGCATCTGTATCTGCCGGGACATCTGCCCCCAGCACGACATTTGCCTATCAATTCTGGTATGACAGCACAAACCAAATTCTTAAAATGCGAAACGGCGATGACGATGCGTGGATTTCTCTTGTCACGTTTGACCAAACGAATGACCACGCTGCGACCTATCACCTCGATAACTGGACAATTACAGAAGATGCTTCTGGCAATCTTATCTTTGCTACGGGCGGAACGAGCAGCATGAAAGTTGACGCTTCTGGTAATCTAACCGTTATCGGTGATGTTACAGCCTTTGGCACTATCTAAGGGGTCTAAGCAATGGCACTTCCCGCTTCTGGTGCAATATCGTTAAGCGACTTCAATACCGAGTTAGGTATCACAGCAGGCACGACCATCAGCATGAATGATGCAGATGTTCGAGGCTTTCTTGGTCTTGCATCTGGTGCAGAGGCATCGTTTTCTGATTACTATGGTGCGTCTAGCGTTGTCGATATTGCCTTGACGCTTAGTGGCAACACAAATAATTACAATATCTTTAGCAATAAGGGCGGCACATATGTCGCTGGCAAATCAAACATCACGCTCACTGTGAACAGTGGTGTGACTGTCGGCTCTACCAGCACAGGCACATATGCGCTTGATACTGGCACGGGTTGGGCAAGCGGCGACACTATTACCATTGTCAATAACGGCACTGTCGTTGGCAAAGGCGGCAATGGCGGCAACGGCGCGACAGCTAGATATAACAGTATTAGCTATAATGGCACGCAAGAAGCTGCTTCTACCGCTGGCGGTGCTGGCGGTCACGCTTTCCGCGCACAATTTGCAGCCACAATAACCAATAACGGCACATTTGCTGGCGGTGGAGGTGGCGGCGGTGGTGCTGGTGGCGCAATTAGTTACAACAGCAAAAGCGGCGATGGCCAGCTAAAAGGCGGCGGCGGCGGCGGCGGTGGCGCGGGAACGAACGCTGGCTCTGGCGGCTCTGCGGGTAGGATGAAGAATTACTTTGACACGAATATTAAATATACAACCAATGTTTTGGCTTCATCAGGGTCAAGCGGTTCGGCTACTGCTGGCGGTTCTCGCGGCAATAACGCAGACAGCAGAGGCTTTAGTGATAGTCTTAGCGGTGGCGGTGCTGGCGGTGCGCGTGGTTCTGCTGGAGCGGGCGGCGCAGCAAGCGGAACTATTACCATTGCCAGCAGTTCTTCTGGCGGCGCGGGTGGTAATTATGCTGTCGGCAATTCAAACATTACTTGGTCAACAACAGGAACGCGCTTGGGCGGTGTGTCGTGAGTGGTTTTGAAATCATTGACGATGCTTATACATCAGCAGATTGTGAGTTTCTTTTTGGGTTTGCCAAAAACTCATTCTTTCGTTTTGGGTGGACAGAAGACCACTGGAGCGATGTAAACGGGCAAGAGCGTATTTTATATTCTAATTTGTCAGATGAAGATGTTGATAATGCAGGACTGCTAAAGCCTCCAATGTTGAAAAGTGACCGATTGATTGAATTGATTGCGGGTCGAGATTGCAAGCAAGCTGTGATTAATCTGGCCGACCCGTCAAATTGTTTTTGTCCACATACGCATATCGACAGAGATGTGATGGTGTATTACATGAACACGCGATGGAACGCCGAATGGGCTGGCGAGACAATTATTTATAACGATTATGGCGGAGAAGCAGAATATGCTGTCTCATTCAAACCAGCCCGTGTATTATGGCTCAAGGCTGGTGTTCGTCATTCCCTGCGGCCACCATCTATAGCCGCGCCTGAGATGCGTTTTACGTTTGCGGCAATGTTTGAAAAGGTGTGATTATGAATTACAAAATTTACATTTCTGGTTACTTAGAAGAAACCAAGCAACTGCTGGTTAGTTTTTCGTCTGAAGAAACGGAACGCGAAGCAAAAGATTATCCATCACTGGCGTTTGACCTTGTGCCGTATGGCGACATCTCCGTTGACGAAATCCTTGTGCATATTTCAAAAAACGCAGTCTCACTTACAAAAGATACGGTGGTTCAGGAAACCTATACAGATGACAGTGAAAGGGGTGCTGCACTTAGAGCCTTAGTTGGTCAAACCCTAGAATATACAGAAGAAGAATTAACTGGTGTTGACACGCTATGACTGAACGACAGATTGAAATTGGCCTAACGGCATTAGATATTGTGACCGATTGGGTGTTTAGCGGAAGTTATAACGACAGCGAACTTTTTGAAATAACTTATATGGACGCTGGCGCGTCACCTGTTGGTGCTTATATGTATGGCCGCAGCGACGCTATGCTGCCGCGTGATGCCGATGGCAATAAAGTGCCGCACCCCACGATGAGCAATGTTTTTGTTGGATATGATAATTACGTCATTTGCTCTGGCGCACTTACTTATAGTGCCGAATGGGGTGACAGTGATATGACACGCAGCGAGATTGAGGCTTATAAAGCATATATCGAAGCTGGCGACTTTGCTTATGACATTGAAAACATGACGCTGACAGATGACGCTTTAACGTGGGATGTTGCTGCGCGTGATGCCACAGAGGGTTCGCACGGCCTGATAAAATATATGCCAAACTGTGCCTTTAGGTGCGTCATCAGAGATGCCGACACTAGCCTGATATGCTTCCTGAGACCGCTTGGCGACCCTGAAACAATGAAGACAGGCGCATACAGCATACGCGGCGGCGAAAGCCTAACGATTACCAAAACAGGGCAAAAATGCTTTTTGGCGTTTTCTGGTGATAGCTGTTCCGTTGGCGGCACGGCAATCAACAATAAGGCTGTTAAGGGTTTGACATCTGACAGCGTTACAGTTGACAATACAGGAACAGAAACACGCAAGATTGGCGTGATTTGGAGAAACTAATGAGTGTTATTATGGAAATCTTTGAAAACCTGCCTTATATCATTTCGTTTGCTGCTGCCATCAGCGCAGTAACGAAAACGCCGAAGGACGACGAACTTGTCGGCAAGGCGCAGAAGGCATATGGCATCGCCTATAAAGTGGTTGATGTCTTGGCTTTGAACATTGCAAAAGCTAAAAACAAATAAGATGTCGGAGAAAGCGGCCATTGATGTTGCAATCAGTAGCGTTGCAATAACCACGCCGCTTTGGGCAGTGAACTTGACCGTCTATGTCAACTTAGTTGTCGCCATAGGCGGTCTCGTTCTGTTAGCCATTCGGATACACAAATCATTCAAAGAGTAAGACCGATGAACTTCGGCGAGACATTGCTTGCTTACTGGCCAATCCTAACAGCAGGGATGGCGATGATTTGGTGGTTCAGCCGTTCTATATCCAATCTGGAAAACAAGAACGACAGAATGGATGAGCGTATGCAAGACGCTGAAGACAAGCTGACTACAATTTTTTCTTTATATAACAGCCTAATATCGCGTATGCTTGACGAACGAAAACCGAAATAGGGGTTAGGTTTTGGCATACACCACTGTTCGCAATGCAGTGCAGATTGGCAAGTCAGGCGAGTTTCTCGTTTGCAGCGTCTTGGAACTTCTAGGGCATCAGACTGCTATCTGTAACGGGCAGGGCTTTGACCTTCTCATGTTTGACGATGACGGCGAGACATACCGCGTCGAAGTCAAGTCGTGCAAATCCAAATCAAATCAGCGTTACAAGTTCATGACCGCCACGGGTTCGGGCAGCAAAAAGCTACTTAGCCCGGACGATTGCGATATTGTTGCGCTTGTGGCACTCGACGAAAAGATGATAGTGTTCCGTGATGTCATGCAAATCAAGCATAAGAAAACTACTGTCAGCATTGAACAGTTTGACCAGCCAGAAGCAGGGCAGCTTAGAAAAGCAATCTCATCAGTCAAAGCCAGAAGGAATAGCTAAAATGTCTAAAACTATCGAACCGCATTGGGACGACTTCCCGAACTTTGGCCGCAGCGAATTCGCTTGCCAGCACTGTGGTCGCGCTGAGATGGACGAAGACTTTATGTGGCGGCTGCAAGACTTGCGCGAAGCGTATGGCAGGCCGATGCGTATCACATCTGGCTATCGCTGCCCCGAACATCCGATTGAAGCACGCAAGAGCAAGCCCGGCGCACATACCACAGGCCGCGCTGTAGATGTCGGCGTGTCGCGTGGTGACGCATATGCGCTGATGCGACTGGCAATGCGTATGGGCTTCACGGGTGTCGGTGTGCAGCAAAAGGGCGATGGCCGCTTTGTCCACTTAGATGACCTGACCAGCAAAGAAGGCTGGCCGCGTCCGACTGTTTGGAGTTACTAATGGCACGATATAAGCACTGGTTTTGGAATAGCACGTTCATAAATTGGGTCGCCAAGAAAGTTTCGCGCTTTGGCGACTACTTATGGCAAAAGCGATTTAAGAAATGATTGCCCCCTTTCTCGTCGGGGGAATGGCGGGGGTTTTGTTTGTTTTATTCTTTTGCATTTAGGGTGTTGACAGTTCGTCACCAATCGTGCCAGATTGTCACTGTAAACAAAACAAGGGAGTTTTGAGCATGTGGAATTTAGTTAAAGACATTTTTGGCGCAGCAACTTTTATGCTGCTGCTCTACATGATTATGATGTGGGGCTATGTGCTTGAGGGGGT